CGCTCGCATCATCTGGCGGGGCGACGCCGGATATTAGCTTTACTGGCATATTGCCAGTCAGCAATGGCGGGTCGGGTGTTGGCAGTCTGACCGGTTATCTCGTCGGAAACGGCACTAGCGCGTTCACCGCCGTATCCAGCATTCCCGGGTCTGCGATTTCCGGAAACATCACCGGCAATGCGGCGAATGTGACAGGCACCGTCGCCGTCGGCAACGGCGGCACCGGGGCGACATCGCTTACCGGCTATCTGGTAGGCAATGGGGCGTCCGCGTTCACCGCCGTCTCGTCGATTCCGAATACCGCGATTAGCGGACTCGGCACGATGTCAACACAGAATGCCAACAACGTGGCGATTACGGGCGGCAGTGCCACAAGTCTGGCGCTCGTCACCGTCGCGGCCGGCACCGTCGGCTCACCGTCGATTGCCGCGCAGAATGATACGGCGACGGGGCTGTATTGGCCATCGTCTGCGACTGTTGGACTGGTCACCAATGGCACTGAGCGTCTGCGGCTCACGTCGAGCGGGGACACCGCGATACCAGCGACGGCGAAGCTGTATCTGGATGGCGTGGCTGGGACGGGTAATACCTACTTGCAAGAGTCTGCGGCTGATACGCTCTCGACCGTTATCGGTGGTGTCGACCGGTTCAGGATTGATGGCACCACATTTACCAGCATCAACTCTGCAGGAAACAACACGTTTGATTTGTGGTCGACAGCATCGACTATTTTGAGACTGGCCCGTTACAGCGATGACGCAAACAACACCATCATTCAGCAACGCAAAGCACGTGGCACGATAAGCTCTCCCACGGCGGTCGCGGCTGGTGATCTTATTGGCGCAAATCAGTTCCAAGCCTATGGCGGGACAAATTGGCGCACACTCGCAGTAATTCGGTCTGACATCTCCAGCTTCACGTCTGACACGGACATGACATCGCATTTGTCGTTCAGCACGACAAACGCAGGGTCAGCCGCCGTAGAACGGTTGCGTCTGACGGGGTTTGGAGACCTTGCGATTTCAACGAATCGCAAACTCTTACTTGATGGCGTTCTGGCGACTGGCGACACCTATCTCACCGAAGCATCGGCCAACAATATTGCGATTTACACGGGAGGCGCCGAGCGCGTCCGCATCGACGGCAGTGGCAACGTCGGCGTGGCCGCGACCACATTTGGCAGCAGTGCCGCAAACGTCTTCGCGGTCAAGAACGGCACGGAGCCGACCAGTGGCCCCGCCGATACGGTGCAGATTTACAGCGTTGACCGTAGTGCGGGTAATACCATCCCCGGCATTCGCTGCGAAGGCACCGGCGTAACGGACGCGGGTATCACATCCACCACCGTCACCCACAAAATCGCACTCAAGGTGAACGGCACCGTATACTACTTACTGGCTACCACCAACGCGACCTAGGAGACTCTATGGCCCTGACCAGCACGCTTGTGAACGCCACCGCGCAGTTTCGCGCCGATGGCACAACCCTGAACTACAGCATCAACATCGTCGACGATACGCTCGGCGTCATTGGGAGCCGTGGCTACACGGTGGAAGACCCCGCCGTGACGCAGAATGTGTTGGCCTACGTCACGCAGATGCTGCCGATGATTGAAGCGCAGACGGGCCTACCCTGCACGCTGCCCGAAGCGGCGCCTGTCACGCCGGACGAGTAACCATGTCTGACCGCCGCGCACAGGGCCGCGCCGTCACGGCGTGGCTCACGCATGATGACTACGCCCGAGCGCAGCAGCTCGCCATCAGCTATGGCTTGAGCCTGTCGTCACTGGCGAACATGGCCCTGGTTGACCTGCTGGACGAAGAGCTCCGCGATAGCAGCCCGTCGTTTCGGCAGGCCATCATCCAGCAGCAGCGGCGGTCACACTGATGCCCGGACGCGGACGCCCGAAGGGCTACCCCAAGACCGGCGGACGGCAGAAGAACACGCCGAACCGCGTCACGGTCGAAATCCGCGAAGCGGCCAAGGGGTTGCTCGAAGACCCAGCGTATGTGCAGAGCTTGCAAGTGCGCCTACGCGAAGGCACGGCCGGCGCGGTGGAATCGCTGCTCTACCACTACGCCTACGGCAAGCCCAAGGAAACCATCGAGCATTCCACGCCAATGGTGCCCGTGCTGATTGACCTGCTCAAGCCTGGTGAAGGACTCAAGTTGAGCGACGATGAGTGAACCGTGGCGCTATGCGCTCCACGCCAAGCAAGCGCAGGTCTACCAGTCACCCGCTAGGTTTCGCGTGCTGGTGGCCGGACGCCGCTGGGGCAAGACACACATTGCCCGTGCCGAGCTGTGCGTCCGCGCCCTGCGGGGGGGCAAGGGCCGCTACTGGTATGTGGCGCCGACGCTGAAAGCGGCCAAAGACATCTTCTGGGATGACCTGAAGGACGCCCTGCACCCGTCGTGGGTGGAGAAAATCAACGAGTCCGAACTGTCAGCACGGCTCCGGAATGGCGCGGAACTGCGACTCCACGGGGCTGACAATCCGGACGACCTGGTCGGTCGTGGTCTGCGGTTCTGTGTCTTGGACGAGTTTGCCGACATGAAGCCGGAGGCATGGGAGCGGGCCATCCGACCGGCACTGGCCGACTATCGGGCTCCGGCGCTGTTCATCGGCACGCCCAAGAGCTTCAACCATTTCCATGCGCTGTTCGAGCGGGGCCAGTCGACCGACGACCGCTGGGCGTCGTGGGCGTCGTGGCAGTTCAAGTCCATCGACAATCCCACGCTCGACCCGGTGGAAATCGACGAAGCGCGGCACACGACCGACCCGCGTACCTTCCGCCAGGAATGGGAAGCCAGCTTCGAAGCCGTGGCCGGACGCGCCTACTATGCCTTTGACCGCGCCAAGCACCGCCGTGCCGTGCAACTGCAACCGGGCGCCTGGGTGGGCATCAGCTTTGACTTCAACGTCCAGCCGTCCACGGGCGTCATCTTCCAGCGCATCGGCGACGAGTGCCACGTCTGGCGCGAACTGTGGGTGGCCCACGCAGGCGGCGAGGCCACGCGCGCGGCGGCACTCCGCGCGAAGCAGCTCCTGACCGACGCCGGATGGCATGGCCCCATTCGGCTGTATGGCGACGCCAGTGGGCAGGCGGCGAAGACGACCGGGCCTGCCGACCATGCGGTGCTGCGGGAAGTCTTCCCACACGCGAGCTGGTATATTCCCAAGAGCAACCCGCACGTCCGCGACCGCGTGGCGGCGGTGAATGCCCGATGTGAAACAATGGACGGGCGCTCGCATCTGGTCATTGACCCGGCCTGTGAGCATCTCATTGCCGATATGGAACAGGTGGTCTTCGCGGATAACGGCGAACTGGACAAGAAGCGCAACCCGCTGCTGACCCACGTCTCGGATGCGTTTGGTTATGCGGTCGTGCAGGAGTGGCCGACAGTCACGCGGGGCGGGGTTGGGATAGGATTCTCGTCATGGCTCTGACGCTCGTGAAAGGGATGGCGTATCTGGCCGCAGGGGCGGTGCTGGTATGGGTGGCGACGCTGCCAGCCTGGGCGACGTATGCCGTCGGGTGCTGGTGTGGCGCCAACGCGATGGGCTATCTGGTGGCCTGGGCAATGGCGCGGGTGGACGCACTCAAGGCGCAGCAGCTTGCCGACGCGACCGCCAAGGCAAACGTGTTAGACTTTATGGCACGGCATGGCAAAACGACCCATTGACCCACGGCTCGCGGCCATCGGCGTCAGCGACTACAACGTGCCCAAGCGCACGCCGGGACATCCGACCAAGTCACACGTCGTGGTTGCCAAGGAAGGCGACCAGGTCAAGACCATCCGCTTCGGCGAGCAGGGCGTGCGGGGCAACCCGCCGAAGGACAACGAGTCCGAAGACTACAAGGCCCGCCGTCTGGCGTTCTACCGGCGGCACGAAGCCGACATCAAGAAGGGCAAAATGTCGGCGGCGTGGTGGGCCTATCACGTCAAGTGGGGCACCTACGGCCGGTGAACATCGCCTACGACGACGCCTACCGCCGCCGAGAAGAACTGCTGGAGAGCGTGGCCAACGCGCTCGAAGCGCATATGCAGGCGCAGTCAATGACGGCCGTCGACCTCGCCGCCGTGTCTGGCGTCCACGCCAACACCATCTACCGGGCGTTGCAAGCACAACAGGTGCATCTGCTGACGCTGCAAGCGTTGGCCGAAGGGCTGTCCTTGCGTGTCCGCGTCACGTTTGAACCGCGCTAGTCACCACAACTTGTGGCGCGGGGCCACCGCGCGTGTCAGCGTGTGACACACTACCTCCGTGCCGATTCCTGCGTCCTCGCCGAATAGCCAGCCGTCATCCGTGCTGGGCGTCGCCCATCCGCTCTACACCCGGTGGCGGTCGGTCTGGGTCAAACTGCTGGACGTCTACGAAGGCGCCGGGGGCTTTCTAGACGAGTCCAAGCCGTATCTGATTGCCCACCCGCGCGAGTGGCTCGACCATTCGACGCCAGTCTACGGCACCAACGGCGAACTACTGCGTTACGAACCGAACGCTAACCCGCGCAGTCCGTCGGCCAAACTGAAGGAGCGGCGCAAGCTGGCGCGCTACGAGAACATCGCCGCCACGCTCATCGACCAGTTAAGCGGGGCGCTCTTCCGCGTGAAACCCGACCGCAGCTTTGCCGACGAAGGCGCGTCGCCCGTCCTGCGACCGATTCAGCAGTTCTGGCAGGATTCCGACGGCAACGGCACGGCGTGGAACGACTCGCTCATGGAAGCGTGGAGCCCGTGTGCCGCATTCGGCCATATGTGGGGCTACGTCGACGTTCTGCCCGACGACCCACGCCGCGCCATCGTCAAGTGGTATACGCCGGTGGACGTCGTGGATTGGCTGGTCAATGACCAGGGCGCACTGACGGCGGTGAAGTTCTTGGAAGCGGTTCCACGTGAAACGTTCGCCAAGCTGAGCAACACGCAATCCGTGGACATCCGTGTCCGCGAAGTCACGGCCGACGGATGGCGTCTGCTGAACCGGGCCGGGAAAGTCATCAGCGAAGGCTCGCACGACTTCGGCAAGGTGCCCGCGTTTGTCCTGTACGCCAAGCGCCGCGCCCTGACGCCGTTTATCGGGCGGTCGGTGCTGGGCGACCCGCAACTGTTCATCGACCTCTATAACCTCATTAGCGAAACGCGCGAACTGCTCCGCAAGCAGACGTTCAGCATTCTCAACGTGCCTATCGGGGACGCGCCGGGCGGCGTCCAGCGCGAACAGGAACTCATCGGCCAGCAGTCGGGCACGGGCAATATCCTGTTCACGACGAACAGCGCGCAGATGCTCTCGCCGGACAATAGCAACGTTACGAGTTACCACGAACACATCGACCGGCTGACGCGCCTGATTTACCGGCTGTCCATCCTGCCGTGGGAAGGCGATGGACGCGCGACCGAGTCGGGCGACTCGCGCCGCATCAAGCGCGAAGACCTGAACCAGCAGTTGGCTAGTTTCGCGGATGAATTGCAGCGCGTAGACGAGTTTGTGACGAGCCTGGTCTACCGTGCTTACTACGGCGAAGCGGCAGCGACGTGGGAAGAGCGGGATGCCCTGACTATCCGGTGGCCGCAGTCGTTTGAAGTGACGCCGCTGGAGCAGCTTACCAAGCAGTTCTCGGAAGCCCTGATGCTTGACCTAGGGCCGACCGCGTCGGGCGAGATTCGCCGCCGTGCCGCACGGGCCGTGCTGCCTGACCTGAATCAGGAGACGCTTGCCAGCATCGACGAAGAGATTGACAATGCGCCAACCGAGTCGGCCGACACGCGGCGGCAGAAGGCGATGGACGCCCTGACCGCGCGCATGCAGACGTCGATGGAGATGAGCGACATTGAGCAGGAAGCCGCACGGGAAGCGGAGTCTGTCGACGTCGAAGACACCGAGCAGGTGAATGGCCGAAACGCCTGAAGCCGCAGGCGACGCCATCGCCGTCCGCTCGGAGCAGCTCGGCGCCAACTTCGCCAGGCTGTTGGCGAATGTCTTGAAGGCGGCAGACCGGGCGCTTCGGCCGGTGCTGCAAGACGCCATTGCTGGTGACCGCACGGCGACCATCCGCGCGGCGCGGGGCGTCATCCTGCGGTCGGATATTCGGCAAGCCCTGCGGGATGCGGGATTCGACGATTTGGCGCGGACGGCATCGGAAGCGGCCGTCGAAGCGATGGCCGTCGAAGTGATGAAGACGCGCACGGCACAGGGCGTGGCCAAGATGGTCAAACCCAGTCAGCAGCGGATTGCGGCACTGGCGGCACTCGGGGAAGCCAACCTGCTCGGCACGGCCGAAGACATCACCACGGCGCTGGTGCAGGCGGTGTCGGTCTGGGCGTTCACGGTGACCGACCCGAACCGTATCCTTGAAGTGCTGGCCGACGTCACCGACACCGAGTTCAGCAAAGTGCAGACACTGTTCGACACGCAGACCAGCATCTACGGCCGACAGATTGAAGCGGTGGCCACGGAGAATCTCGGGCCGAACCAAGCGTTTCTTTATACCGGGCCTGTCGACGGGCGCACCCGCGATTGGTGCCTGGATCGGGTCGGGAAAGTCTATACCCGCGCGGAAATCGAACGCATGGACAATGGCCAGCTACCCAATCCGTTTCTGACCGGCGGTGGCTATAACTGCCGGCATTCGTTTCTCGCGGTGGCGTCGGACGAGCTGACCGCGCTGGCGAACACTGGCCAGCGTGCGGCACGGTATGCCGGACGTATCGAACAGGCGCGAGCCCTTCGTGCCCAGGCGCGACGCGCCGACCGTCAGCGCCGTCAACGGAGTCGCAACTGATGGGCGTCATTGTGAAGCGCACGGGCGACGATTTACGGAAGGCCATCAAGCTGACACGCGCCGATTTTCACGCGGTGGGCCAGCTCATCCGAGACGCCATTATTGACCGCACCGAACGGGGCGTGCAGGCCAACGGGCAGCGGTTTAAACCGTATAGCCAAGCCTACGCTGACCAGCGGAGCCACGAAGGCTATCCGACGTCGCATGTGAATCTGCAAGTCAGCGGGGAAATGCTTCGTGCTATCAAAATAGAAGCCAATGATGATAGCGTGGTGGTCTATTACTGATGCCGCGCCGTCGTGGGTCTGGACGCAAAATGACGCTCGCCCAACGGTCACGGAAGGTTGACCCGGCCGTGAAAGCCGTGGCGCATAATCTCACCGGCGCAGGGCGGTCGAAAGTGAAGCGGCCGTTTTTTGAATTGAACGAGCAAGACGTCACTATGATTGTCAAAGAACTGAACAGCCGTTTGCGAGCGCGGCTGTAAGGATTGAGGGAGACAGCAGACATATGGCAGAAGTTACCGTGCAGATTGATGAGCAGGGCAAGTTCGGCACCCTGCCGGAACCGCTTCAGCAGTTTGTCGACCGGGCCATCCGCGACGCCTACAAGAGCGGCGCCGAGAAAGCCGAACAGCGACTGGCTGACCGCGTCGTCGACCCGGCCGAGCGCGAACGGCTCATGCAGACCGAGCAGGATAACCGCCTGTTGCGGGAAGAGATTGCCACGCGCGATAAAAACTTTGAAGAAGCGGCGCGTCTGCGCGAAGAACGCTTTCAGAAGACGCTGACCGACGCTGAAGCGCGCGTGGCGGCGGCGTCGCAAGAGATTGAGCGGCGGACATCGCGGCTCAAGGACATGCTGGGCGCAGAGATTCGCGCCGCCGCCGTCGCTGCCGGTGCGCGTGAAGAAAGCCTGCCCGAGCTGTCCAAGCTCCTCGGAGCTGATGTTGACCTGGATACTGACCTGCGGCCGTTTGTGCGCGCGTCCGATGGTTCGGCGCGTGAGCAGGACGGCAAGCCGATGAGTATCGAGGGGTTGGTGCGTGAATACCTTGCGTCGCATCCCCATCACCTGAAGGGCGGACGGTCGACGTCCGGCCGGGCTCAGGGCGGTGTGGCCGTGCGACAGGCAATGGGGCAGGTTTCGGACGCGCATGATGATGCGTTCGCGGCCGTGGCAGAAAATCCCACGGTGCGAAACGTCGGCGCGGCCATTCGGTCAATGCGCGCCAGGGCAACCGGCGCCAAGTCGTAAGGAGTTCGTATGCCTTTCAGTGGTCTGTCTACCAATGACCTCTTCACCGCGTCCCTTGTCCAGGAAGACGTTTCGCGCCTGATCGCGACGCTCTCGCCCAAGGAGACGCCGTTCCTGAACTGGCTCGGTGACGGCGACGTGTTCGCCACCAGCACGAAGCACGAGTGGATTCAGGACTATATGCTGCCCAATTACATCGTGGCCAGCACCGCCATCAACTCGGCCACGGCCGCGACGGGTGTGCAGGTCAACGGGCTGGGCGAAGCCCTGACCGTCGGCACCATCATGGAGAATGAGACGCAGACGGAAGTGATGCAGGTGTCGTCCATTGTCGGTCCCAACAGCATCGTCTTGACGCGTGCGTATGGCGGTGGCGCGGTTGGCTCGCTGGCGGCGGGTGGTCAGCTCTACGTTCGCGGCATGGCCGGGATTGAAGGCGCGGATCACGATGGACGGCACACCCGCCGTCTGGGTGACCGTAAGGCCAACACCGTGGGGCTGTTCCAGATGCCCGTCGCGGCGTCCGGCACCGACCTGGCCATCAATGTCTACGGCAACGATGCCTATGACAACGCCGTGGCCAAGGGCGTGGTGGACATGATGCACCAGCTCGAGAAGGAAGTGGTGCGCGGCGTGCTGAACAGCACCAACTCGCTCGGCTCGTCCGCGCAGACCCGCACCATGCAGGGCCTGCGGAGCTACCTCACCACCATCAACTCGACGGTGACCGCGTCGTCCTTTAGCGCCAATCCGCATCTCTACATCGGCAACGTCTGGGAGCAGATTTACGCGCAGGGCGGCTCGCCGGATACCGAAAACTGGGCCATCGTGGCCGGGCCGACCTTCTTCCGTGACATCAGCAACCTGAATGACACGAAGGTGGAAGACTCGAACCAGTCGGAACTGTTCAAGCGGGTCATCCGCACCTACGAAGGCCCGCTCGGCCGTGCGACCGTCATCCTGTCGCGCGTGCTGACCGGCACGGAACTGCTGCTGGTGCCCCGTGAGCGCGTCAAGGTGGTGCCGCTTCAGGGCCGGTCGTTCAACTACACCGAGATGGGCGTCTCGGGTGATAACAAGAAGGGCTTGCTGACGGGCGAATACACCATCGAGGTGCATCACCCGAACGCGATGGCCCGTCTGCGGGTCTGATAACTACGGAGCCGGGCCGCTGTGAGAGCGGCTCGGCTCTTTCATGAACGGCGCTTGAGCCACGCCGGAAGGAGACAGCATGGACGGAATCATTGAAGAGATTTGCCGCGTCAGGAATGTCACCGACATTCGGCAAGCGAGTCTACGCAAGTGGCAGGATTATCTCCGATTGGAGATTCAGCCGAAACTCGACATCTACAACGACTTGATGGCAAAAGCGTCTGCCGGACTGCCGAAGCCAAAGCGAGGCACCGATGTCTCGGCCTAAGTCACTGACGTGGGGGTTTCACATTGACTCGGTGGAGTTCACACCGGGCGTCATCGACAACCGCGAGAGCCTAGGCGGCTCGGAGTCGGCCTGTCTGGGGCTGGCACGGGCACTGCAAGCGCGTGGCCATCGCGTCCATATCTTCACGACCAAGCTGCACGCGGATGCGCCTACGCGCGACCGCTGGGGTGTGGCATGGCACCGCACGCAGGATGTGCATGACGTGAGCCGGTTTGTCCGGTGGGACGTCTTCGTGGCCCTGCGGATGCCGCACATCTTCAACCACCACATTCCCGCCACCGTGCGCGTCCTGTGGAATCAGGACTTGATGATTGGCCAAGACGGCAAGACCCAGACGATGGCGTTTGCCCATGCCTACGACATGGTGGCGTACGTCTCGCACTACCACCGCAAGCAGTGGGAAGGCGTCATTCCCGAGCTGGCCAGCATCGGCTGGGTGGCCAAAAATGGCTACGACCCGTCGCTGGTGCCGTCGGGGCTGGCGCGTCACCCGCGCCGCGTGATTCACATCACCCGGCCGGAACGTGGTCTGCGGCCGCTGCTGGCGATGTGGCCGAAGCTGCGCGCGCTGGTGCCTGACGCGGAACTCCTGCTGTGCCGCTACAACAGCATGTATGACGCCCAGGGCTGGGGCCGTATCTGCGCCGCCTACGATGAACAGGTGCGGGCGGTGAACGCCCAGGTGGGCGGCATCACGTATCTCGGCGAACTCGGCAAGCCTGCCCTGTATACGGCACTCTCACAGGCAGCGGTCATGTGGTATCCGGGCGTCGCCGATTTCGCGGAGACGTCCTGCGTGGCGGCGATTGAAGCCCAGGCCTGTGGTCTGCCGTTTGTGGGCTCCTACAAGGGCGCCCTGCCGGAAACGGTGCCGTCTGGCATCCTAGTGAAAGGCGATGCAGACTCGGACGCCTACCAGTCCGAGAGCGTCGCCGCCGTGGCACGTCTGCTGAAGACGGGCGACACGGGCGCGATGGTGCGGGACGGTCTGCGGCACGTGCAGGGCTACACGTTTGACCGCGTGGCTCAGGAATGGGAACAGCAGGTCGAGTCGCTCGTGGCCCAGCGCGTGGAGACACGGGCACCCGCCATGCTGCAGCAGTTGCTCCACGAAGATGACCACTGCGCTGCCCAGGTGCTGGCCACCGCCATTGGCGATACGAAGACGGCGGATTGGTGTCAATACGTCATCGACGGCAAAGACCAGGGCGCCGACGACTACGCGGCACGTGCCCTGGACACCGAACTGGAGCTGTCGCATAACCCGCGCATCAAGCCAGTGGCCGAGGCGCTGCAAGGCCGTCAGCGCGTGCTGGACGTCGCCTGTGGGAACGGCACGTTTGCCATCGCGCTGGCAGCGGCTGACCCGACGCGCCATGTCGTGGCCATCGACTACGCCGAAGGCAACATCCGCGCCGCCAAAGACGCCGCCGCGCGTCTGGGCGTGGCTGACCGCTGCACGTTTGTGACGGGCGCCGTCTACAGCTACGAGACGCACACGGCCGACGCGGCGACGCTGGCCCATCTGGCGACCCTGGGGCCGTTCGATGGGGTCTTCATTGGCGAGTTCCTTGAACATACAGCGGGCGTGTCGAGTCTGCTGTCCTCGTTGTCTGCTGTCGCTGCGACGGGCGCTCGCATCGTTGCTACGATGCCGTCGGGGC